GCGGGCTAGTTGCACGCTGATTGCACGCGCCACCGCTTCCATGGCTGTTTGCACTGGTCAGCGGTGGTGTCAGGACTGATTCCCCCCATCTCCACGTTTACCCCGCTACCTCGTTGAGGTGGCGGGGTTTTTGTTGGAATGGCGGGGTTTCTCGCACTTCTTAAAATGACTGTGAGATACAGGAATGACTATGGGATACACTCATGTGTTGCACGTGGGTTGCACGGCCTGTTGCACGCCAGAACTCGTGCAACAAGACAAGAGGGGGAGCCGTGGGCAAGCGTCGAGGGTTCGGAAACATCCGCAAACTACCATCTGGAAGGTTCCAAGCGTCATACCGTGGCCCCGACGGTAACCGCCACAACGCGCCCATCACTTTTGAGCGAAAACGGCAGGCAGAGCAGTGGCTCTCCACCGTACAGGCCAGCATTGCTACTAGCACATGGCAGAGCGAAGAAGACCAGAAGCGGGAGCGCACATCACGTCTCCAAGCAGAGCAGGCCGCACAATTGACGTTCACCGACTGGTCGGAGCGCTGGCTATCCTCACTGGAGAGTATCGGCAGGGCTAAGAAAACGATCCAAACCTACCAGTACCGCGTGAAACAACTTCGGGAGATTTTCGGAAGTACTCCCATCGTGCTCATAACCCCGGACGACGTGCAGGACTGGTACAACCAAAGCATGAAAGAGCGAGGCCAAGGCGTTACACGCCCCCTCTACATGACACTATCTTCATGCATGGGAGCGGCAGTCAAGGCCGGGAAGCTCTCCCAGTCTCCGTGTCGTGTGGCGGGCGGACAACAGTACAAACCAGTCACGGACGCGCACCGTCAAGTGGCCACACCCAGCGAGGTACTAACATGTGCCGACAACATGCCACCAAATCTGCGCCTTACTGTCCTATTGGCCGCGTGGTGTGCGCTACGCGAGGGCGAGATCATTGGACTCAAGCGTAAGGACTTCACGCTAGGGGACTCGCCCGTGGTGCGTGTAGAGCGGCAAATACAATACCTTGCGGGTCGTGGCCCGGTAGTAGTGCCACCGAAAAGCGAGACAGGCAGGCGCACAATCAGCATCCCCGCGTCACTCGTGCCAGTCATACAAGAGCACTTAGACGAGTGGGCGGCACCGGGTGCAGAAGGGCTGGTGTTTCATCGTGAAACCGACTTGTCCATGCCGGTGCATCCAAACACGCTACGTGGCGCATGGAACAAGGCGCGCGCATCGGCAGGTATCCCGTGGTTCAAGTTCCACGACCTACGCCACACGGGGCTAACCGTGTACGCCCAACAAGGCGCAACACTGGCTGAGCTTCTATATAGGGGCGGTCATAGTGATGTTGAGGTGGCCTTGAGGTATCAGCATGCGACGGCTGAGAGGGATAGGGCTCTGACTGGCCTCATGGACACCCATATTATCGTGTAACTGGCGCATATGCGGAAATAGAGAGATGCCCGGCCGAGATACCAAGGGGGAGCGGTGGTGGTGATTGTTTATAACGCCTGTTATCAAATTGTTATCTAGTTTCCCCCTCTTCCACTTGTATTATTTTTATAACTGTGCCTATAATAGTGACATCAAGGAAGAAGACAAAAGGTCAAGCTTCCACCTCATATAGGAGGAAAAGAAAATGTGTGAAGATTGGGAATGGGATCCCGAGGTTGGCCGAGTCGCAATGGCTTACGGTGTGGACCGCTGGGAAGCCGCCCGGATCATCGACGCCCGCTGGGAACGCCTCGAAGCAAAGCACGCGGCCGAGCAGGCAGAAGCAGAAGCGCGACTCGCTGAAATCGCCACCCAGGAAGAAACCCCCATCACCGCCGAGTTCGCAAAGAAGATCGCCAAGAAGCTCGATCGCGGAATGAATCAGCGCCAGCGCTCAGAATTCCGCACAGCCATCGACAACGACGACAAGTTCTGGCAGCGCCTCGCAAACCCGCAAACCCGCGACGAAGCAATCCAGACAATGAGCCTCGCCCAGGCTCGCCGAATCCTCGGCAAGTAACCCTCACAACCGCCCGAACTCTTGAAAGGAACTACCAAAAATGGAGCCGATCGAAATTACGGCGCGACGTAGCGCGCTAGGACTCAACCAAGCTGACTTCGCCCGCCTTTTAGGAGTCAAGCAGGCAACAATCAGCCATTGGGAAACCGGAATAAGAACCCCGAGTAACCCTGACCGGCTCATGGGCGAAATCGCGCAGTTTGAACGCTTACACCAACAAATCGTTGACGAAACTCTGCAAATCCTACGAACCACCTTAGATTCCACGGAAGACACGCCGGTGTTCGTTGCCACGTTCGCCGATGACGAGGACTACTGGGAGGTTGACGCGCAAGCCAAACAGCTCACGTTGCCCGCCGCGTTCCACCGATCGGCAACAGCTCAAGCCGCGCAAGAAGCGGAAGCAGAACACGGGGTGAGGGTCGAAATCAGGGAAACGCGGACGCGCTCCACTATTTCCAAAGAAATTGCTGACATTAAGGAATTGCAAGCGGATTTGGATTTGGAAAACCCCGAAGAGCTCACACAATTCGACATTTTGGACGCGGAACGCCTGGAGCTGGAAGAAGAGCTCAAAAACCTTTATTAAACGCGAAGAAACCGCCCTCACAATCCACACGGGAAAGTGAGGGCGGTCTTTCTGATTCCCAGTAGGGAAAGAGTGACGCTGAAGCGCCAATCCCCTTTGGGGGTCGGCCGTGAAAACATTAGAATGAATTACAGGGACGCTCCACGACCGACAGGCTCCATGTTAGCAAGCATGTCAGTGTTCGTCAGAGGATTCCAAGCACTCTAGGCGCGATTCTAGGCGTTCGTGTGTTTTCTCTGCCGACGCGGTTAGGGCACGAATATCGAGCCTCAGCCCGTCGATCTGGTCTTCTGCCCGCTGGTCGCGTCGCTCACGACTACGAGCCTCCTCCACGCGCGCGCGTTCAATTCCGTCAATTTTGCGCACAAGAGTTTTCATGCCCGCGCGCACCTCGTCCAAATCATCGCGCAAATGCGTCCCGTGGCTGTTAGTTACCCCCTCGCGGGCTCCGCGCGCTTCGGTTTCCGCTTTGGACGCACTTTCGGAAATACCGGCCATCTGGGCTTGCAGGCTCACAACTTTACGGTTCACCCACGCGACGAGCCAGCGGACGAACCCCACCAGCAGAGTAAGGAACGCGACAGCAAAGGCAGTAATTCCGGCGACTACTTCTTTACTTGCGAGGATTTCAACAATCGGATCACTCACTCGCCCGCCTTCTCTGCGTGCTTACCCCTTGGCATACCACCTGGGGTGACCATGCCCACCCATTCAATTAGCGATTCTCCGCCGATTTTCACGTGTGAGAGAATCTGGTAGACCGCCCAGAAGATGCCGAGCAAGGCGGTAAGCTGAGTGGCTAAGTATTCAACTGTTGCGGGGTATTCTGACACCGCCCAAATGCTGACCGACAACACCGTGGCTGCGACGCTGACGAGGACGATCCGGCGTTTGTGAGTCCACCACGGCTTATCCAAGGCGGCTTGCACCAAAGGCCAAACAATGCCGACGACGACGGTTGAGACGAACGGGTCAATTGCAAGAGTTTTCAAAGAATCCATTTATTCAATACCTTTCACGGCTTGACGGCGAGGGCTTTCGATCCAGCCCACGAATGATTGAGCGCAATCTGCATCGCCTGGACGGTTTGCGTATCCCACGTCTTCGTCACAGGAACCCTGTGGCCTGCGGGGATACCGGAATAGTTCCACCACGCCTGGAAAGCCCCGATCGTGATCGGCCCATCGAACCCGTCAACGGGGATACGATCAACCCCGGTCGCCGCCTTCAGCCTGTAAGCATCGAGTGCCCAAGAGAGGAAGTATTGGAGAGCCCTGACTGCGGTCGGCTCCCACCCGGCGTTTGTTGGGAGGGCGAAGACTTGCCGGAACCGCTTGGCGGTGTGCGCGCCCCAAATGCCGTCTTCTTCCAACTCCCACGACGAAGCAGAGGCCCCCGTGTAGTCGGGGCGGATCACCGCGATCACCGAACTAAGATTGCGGGTGCGCCGGTACACGCCACCACCGTTGGACTGTGACCCTGACGCGCCCGACGACGTATTCCCCTCGATCGTCTGGTAGTAGGAGCCGTAGTTGTGTTCCACGAACCCCACGTGATCGGCTACGCCGTCGCCGTCCCAGTCGAAACACGCCAAGTCCCCGGCCTGCGCGTTAGCTTTCGCGACGAGCCTGCCAAGGTTGCGCGCGGCGTTAATCCCGCTGGGGACATACGCGAAATCCCCGCCCGGTGGAGTCATGCCCACTTGGCGCAGGACGTACGTGACGAACATGGCGCAATAGGGGACTCCGCTAGCGCCGAAGTATGCGCCGTGGCGGGTTGCGTAGTCGCGCCCGTATTTGGTTCCTTCTTGTGGGTCAGTCCACCTGGAGTATCCGAGTTCTCCGCGCGCCACGTTTAGAGCTTGTTCAGCTGTTGCCATCAGTTAGCCTCCTGTTCGCCAACGTTTTCAACGACCGGGTGCGGGTCGGGTTCGCCGTCCCCGAACTCCGGCATCTGACGCATCAAAGCCTCTTCATTAGCCACCGTGTTTCCACCTCACTTGAATTTTTTGGGTATAAGAAAACCCCACACCAACGGGTGCGGGGGTAGCGGTTGAGTAGTGGGGGGAGCCTACTTGGCTGTCTTAAAAGTCAGCGCGTGAAGAATATGCGCGTCCGTCACATGCGCGGGGTTCACACCGGGCTTCGGAGGAAGAGCCGCCAACGCTTCGGCATACTTGCTTTGCGCATACTCAAAAACGCTCGCAATCGTATTCTCCCCGGTATCGTCTACTGGCTTGGTAACCAGCTGGTCCCATGAGGCTTCCACCTCCCCGGTGGTCATGCCGAGTGTCGCGCCAAGGGCTTTCGCCCGGTCGAGAAGATCCTGGTCGCGCGTCGCGTTGATGATTGAAGCAGAAGAGGGTGAGCCCATTGTTTTTCCTTCCGTTAGTACTTGATGATGAACAAACCGGCGAAATACGGTGGCATGTTGTTGTGAGGCTTCCCCCCACCAGCGGGGAGAGCAACGGCGGACGCGGGGTCTGTCGTCGATGACCTGTACGACATGAGGTCCCACTTGTTGCCGTTTTGCGCGTCAGTTTTGAACAAGTTGAGGCGTTGACTATGAGCGTTGCCGGGCGCAATTTCGTGCCCATGGGAAGGCATCTCGCTAATAGTGAGCGTATGAGTAGCTTCACCACCCACGCTCCCACGCGCGTAAGCAGTAGAAGACCCGAGGAAGAAACGCCCCCGCATGTCCGGGACCGTGAACGAAGACCCGCTACCGGTAAAACCTAAAGCGGCCGCGAGCCTCGGATACGTTGCTTTCGGATACGACGATCCGTCGCATTCAAGCCACCCCTGCGGGGCAGACGCGCCAGCATACAAGCTCATCACACCAGCCGGAGTCGGATCACTGGTGGCGGTTGCGTCCCCGGTTTGGGCGCTACCAATCACAAACGCGCGACGCTGAACGGACAGCACCCACACGCGATACCCCACCTGCAAGGCTCCCGCCAGGTTGACCGGGGATACCGGCAACACCTGAGTCTCACCATCAAACTTGATCCTGAGAGGGTTTACGTTGGTCACAGTCGCCCACCTGTAGGAGGCTGTTTGGTCGAGCTGGTGGCGGATTCTTGCAATCTGACTAACCAGATAGTCCAATGTGCTCACAGGTCAACAACCTCCCTCAGAGTTGTTTTCACCAGCGCAACCGGTGAAAGCTGGTATTCGATTTTCTGAATCACACACCGAGCACGATGCCCCTGAGAAGCAAAACTCACAGCCTGGTTCGTTTGAAGGTCAAGCGGAATATGCTCAATCTGCAAAGAAGCTGACGGCGTTGATTTATCAATCAGAACCTGCCGGGCTTTCCGCGTCAACGTGGCTTGGTCAGCCGCCTCGACCCCTTCTTCGGTGTGGACGATCCACCGTCCGCGCGAAACATAGGAAAGCGGGCTGTTGGGGTCTTCATTCGTCGCCACCCCCACCAGAGCAGGGGTCTCATCGGAGCCTTGACCGACCAGCACAACCTTGTTCGGGACTTCCGCTAAATCCTGATCACGCGACCACGATGCCGAATGCACCGACTCTTCACCTTCGACGAAATCAAACACCGTTGGACGCTGAGCCGGGCGAACATAGGGTTCCACGTGGAAAATCCCGTACCCATCACACCAGAGGCTCCAATAGCCCGCCGCATCTAAAAGTTCGTTAATAATCGTCAGATAGGGGGTTCCTGGGTCCCACGTCATGGCCGACAATGCAGTGGCAGGAGAGGCGGTGATTGCGAGCTGTCGCGCGTCTGCTTTCGCTTGCACGCTGATCAGCGAAGCCACAGTTTCAACAAGGTTCGCCCCGGCAGGCACTGAGAAGGTTGCTTCCGTCTTCGACTCGTCTAAAATCGCGAGTTTCGACAGAAGGTCCACATCCCAGGTGACCCCAGTTTCCGAATATGAATCAGTCGGCGACGTTAAGAGGAAAACACCCAGAGGCCACCCCTGGTCCCCGGTCGGCTGATAGTCGATCCTTACCCGTTGGGAAAGCCAGTCGATCCCCTCCGTTGTTTTGGTGATCTGGAGACTGCCCGAAGATTTCAACCTTGTTGCAGACGAAACCGTGACCGCCCCGCCTGTCACACCGTCTAACACCCTGATTTCCTGGTCTTGAGAATCAAGGAGCCGGACGACATATTCAGCCTGACGATGAGAATACGCGCTCACTTACTCACCTCCTCCAACGAGGCGCTGACGCTCCAGACCCCGCCGGGCGCGCGTGAAAGATCCACGTCTTTCATCGAACAGTAGACGCGGTTCCCGTTCGGGTCGCGGTACAAGAAAGGCGCGGGAAGATAAGCGAGGTCTTCAACCCGCGAGCGCACGTCAACAGAAGAATCAAGCAGGGTAGCCGATAGGCTGATTTGCCGTTGGCGTTGCCTGCCCGATAGTTCCACGCCGTGTGTTCTCCCCGCGAAGTATGCGAGCGTCCTGTTCACCAGCCCGAAAGATGTTGAATACTTCGGATCCCATTCGAGGGCGACCACGGTTTGGAAGCCGGGGCCTCCAGCTAGCCACATGGCTTGTGAATCCGAAATAACACTCACGGTTGTAGATGACGAAGACGGTAAAGCCGTTGTCGCGGTGACGCGGTAGAGTGTTGTGCCGTTTGATAAACATTCTGGGTCGGTGATCGACCCGCCTGCGGGGACTTCGCCTGCGACCATCTCCCACGTTGCGCCGTTGTCGATACTGCGTTCAACACTATTAGAAACAACCTCCGGTTTGCCTTCGGCGGTTGGGTTCGTGATACGCAAAGCCGTTGACCCTGTTTCGTTGTCCCACGCTGTTTGAACCGTCGGGACGGCGGGAGAGGGGAAGTCGGTTGTAAAACTGAACGACGCGGGATTGCTATACAAGCCGTCACCAGAACGGACAACAACACTCAGCGTGTACTCTGTCGCGTTTTTCAAGGCGAAAGGCAACTCATACGAGCGGACTGCCCCGTTGATTACCGCCTTATGAACAACACCCCCACCCCGTGTGCTGACGGTGAGGGTTGCGCCTGCCTGCGCATGTGATTGCGCCTGATAATACGTCCATCCAACAGTGAGGCGAGAAACCTTCACGGGGGAAGCGTTCGGATTAGTGATCGACGCGCCCGGCTTATCAGCAATCGCGAGAACACTAACGGCAGACCACGGGGACGCGCCGGATTCCTGCCCGGAAAGATAAGCCCCCCAGGTTCGAACTTGCCACTCCACTTTCCCAGCCGGGAACGTCACATTCTTATGTTGATCGCCGTTCGCAATCGTGAGTGTCGTCCACTCCCCAGAGTTCACGCGATAGCGTAGTTGTGCGTGCGTTTGGGCGGAAGAATCCACCGGCGAGTGCTTCCACGATAATTTCACGTTGCCGGGAACAAATGTTCCTGTCGGCGACAGGTTGGCCGGTGGGTTAGGTGCAGCCAACAGTTGAACCGTGTTCGACGGGGCTGAGAACCCGGACGAAACACCCGACGCAACATGCTTTACCGTGTAAGTGTGAGTGTGTGAAGCGCTCGGGCTGTCGTGCGTCCACTGGTAGCTGGTTTGCCCCGAAACCACGGAAACGCTTCCAACCAGCGCCCCGTTGTCGTACACCTCAAACCCGGTGCCGTCATATGGGGCTGACCGCTCCCACGAGACGGTGATCGACCCGCTAGCATTTTTAACGGCAGTCACATTCGCCGGGGCAGTGGGGGTCGTATAAATCCAGTTAGACTCCCCGGCCTGCGACCAGACGGCCCCGTTACTCGCCCACACGCGATACTGGAACGCGTCATTCGCCTTCAACGTCGGATCAGTCCACGACCTAGCCGACGATGAGAGGGTCGCGACCCGCACCCAGTCCGGTGAAGCCGCTGACGTGCGTTCAATAGCGAAAGCCCTGACCGGCTTCGACGCGGTAGTCTGAACCGCCCACGACAGGTTTGCCTGCGAATCGTTCGCGCGAGACGCAACAACATTCGTCGGGGTGTTCGGTGTTTCATAAGGGCGCTTCGGGAGCGTCAGATACGCGGTAACACTTGGGTTTCCGCCGTTGAAAATGGGGCCGAGAGACGCGCTGAAAGAAAGGACCCTCGACTCGCCGTAGTTGAGATTAGCCCACGTCGTCTCAGCCTTAACTGTTTTGTAGGTAGACGTGTTCGTTGGCGAGTAAAAGTGGACGGGAACATCCCCGGAAATGAACCCGCTCCGGTGAAGCGTCGAATCGTAGTTGAACCCGTAGCTGTCCGACCAGAGGGTGTACGTCGCATCCACCCACACCCACCCGTCGGCAGGATTACCTCGCCACGACAGGCTAATGCCGACAGCCATATACCCCGACGTTGCAGACCACGTAGTCGCCGCCATAAAAGCTCCTTACTTTAGATTCCTACAAGCTCACGCAAAGAGGCGCGCGACGCTATGGCCGTAGCCCCGTCAACGACAGTCCCGGCTTCGACGCGCATACGGCCAATCAACCGGTTGTCCGCATCCTTGACCACCAAATACTCAGGCGACGCATAGCCACCAACAACGCTTCCGGAAGACAGGGCAGGCGAGAGCGACGTTGAAGCAGACAGGCTTGCCGTGAACCCGCCGAGGCTCCGGCGCACGTTCTGATACTGATCCTCCAACCCACGTTGGAAGCCTTGGATGACGAGACGACCAGAATCCCGCAGGATCACCTTGTCGAGGTCGGCGGGGCCCTTCCAATCTGGGAGCAGGCTTGTTAACGACCCGAGAACGTTCTTAACCGCGCCAAAAGCGTTCTTAATACCGTTAATGAAACCGTCGATAATCTGGTGCCCCGCGTCAAGCAGCCATGAGCCAGCAGACGAGAAAACCCCCATAATGCGACTGGGAATACTGGTAATGAACCCCATCATCCGAGACACGCCAGAACTGACTGCCGAAGAAATCCCGCTCCATGCGTTCGACACCAAGCTAGACACCGCATTCCACGCCGAACTCCAAAGACTAGAAACGAGACTCAACGCCGAAGAAATAACTGACCACACCACGTTCATAGCTCCACTGATCAGCCCGCTAATTACACCAAAAACGCCGGAAACGAGCCCCTGCATCCCAGACCAGACTTGACTCCAGTCCCCATTGATGACCCCGAGGACTATGTTGATCACGCCCTGCACGGCGGTCATAGCGCTTTCAATAATGGTCCTTACAGCCTCAAACACGGTCTGAACGACCGGCATTAACGCTTGAATTGTCGGAATGAGGATGGCCGCAATCAGCGAAATCAACGGTGCCATGGCTCCGATAATCTGCGTGATCACCCCAATAATCTGAGCAATAATCGGAGTCAACTGCTGAATCATCGGCAACACAGTCGCCAAAACAATGTTGATGATCTGACTCACCGGCGGAATCAAAGCCGAAACAACACTCATAATTGCCGTGATCAAAGGGCCGACCGTGGGCAAAATACCCGTAATCAGCTCACCGACCGCGAGCGCCACCGACGAAATAATTGGAGCCAGAGCATCGCCCAGCATTTGAGCTAGGGTGCTGATGGACACCATGATCTGATCCACCACCGGTGCGAGCGACTGGAACACCCCGCCGATCACGGTGAACACGGTCCCGAACGCCTGCTGTAAGGCGGTCGAGTTCGTTACCATTGACGCGAACAAGCCGATAATCAACCCAGCCGGGCCAGTGACCGCACCAAACGCGCCACCAATACCGGGAATGATTTGCGACAGTAAAGTGCCAAGCGAACCCGCCAAAGCCCCAATAATCGGGAGTAGGCCACTAAACGTCCCGGAAAACTGAGACAACCCGCCACCGCTTAACCCGCCAGCAATCGCATCAAAAACGCTCGTGACCTTATCCGCGAGCGCTGTCATTGCCGACGTTAACGGGCCTTTAAACGGTGCCATGACAGCCTGCAATCCGCCTGTGATCGCGGCTTCCAGGTTGCCCCACGCGCCCTCGAACGTGGATGTTGAGGTCGCTGCTTCTTGGGCGGCCTCCTGGAACCCAAGCGAGGTAATCGCCTGGTTGAACTCGTCGGCGGTGATCTCACCGTTTTCCATAGCTTTCTGGAAATCGCCCGTGTATGCGCCTGCTTCCAACAGGGCTTGCTTCAACGGTCCTGCTGCGCCGGGGATTGCGTCGGTGAGCTGTCGCCAGTTTTCCGTCATCAGCTTGCCCGCGCCAGCCGTCTGAGTAATCACCAGACCAACAGACTTAAAGGTTTCCTTGTTACCGCCAGCGACGGCGTTGAGGTTGCCAGCCGCCTCAGCGAGCCTGTCGTACCCCTTGACACCGTTAGAGGCGAGCTGGGCAGTAATGTTCTGAATATCAGACAAGTCATAGACGGTCTTATCCGCGTATTCTTTCGTGCTCTTCGTCAACGCGCTAATCGCCGAAGAGTCTAAGCCCGCGAAGTTCAGCGTGGTCTTAAATTTATCCGTCGCATCCGAGGCGCGGATAGCCTCGCCCGTATATGAGGCGATAAATCCGACTGCGGCGGTCAGCCCCGCGCCTGCCAGCATTCCGGCTGTGCGGAACGCGTCGCCGAAAGACTGCTTGATACTTGCTCCAACGTTGCGGGCGGTCTGGCCAAGCGTTTCCATTACAGCCTGGGAGCGCGTTAAAGGCTGAGTGTTCGCCGCCTTTTTCTGCGCTTCTCCGACGCGTTCAAACGCGCTCTTCACCCCAACTGCCGCCGCCTCTTCCTGGGCGAGAGCATTCTTCACCTTCAAAGACGCTTCGGCTGCTTGGGATGAGTCCGCACCGTACTTCTTAATAGCCTCGGCGAGTTTCTTATTCGCTATCTCCGTTTGAGCGGCTGCGCTTGCCTGCGCCTTTTGCGCCACTTGCGCTTTACTCATCGCAGTCTGAACCGCCTGGGCTGCTTCGGCGGCTGCCGTCCGAGACTCAGCCATAGCCGCCTTGACATTCTTAGCGAAACCCCGAGTCGATTTCACACCGAAATCTTTAGGCAACACCGAACCGGAAACGCCCGAGAGTTCAGACGATAAAGCGCGGGCCGCTCCCTTGAAGCTGGGGACAACATTCAGCCAAGCAGTACCAAGATCAAACCCAGCCATATAGGGAACCTCCCACGTTGTTAGTTTTCATGAATTCGTTTCAACAGGCCGTCCAGCTCATCGGGGTCAACAATTGTGAACGTGTCCTCCGACAAGTCCACCGTGTGCGACGGGAACAGAGCCTCATACATCGACGGCGGACGATTCCGTCCCTTCATCCCGTCTTTCGTGTTCTGCCACACCAGGAGCCCCAGCCGGTCAACAGCGAGCGCCACAAGCTTGTGAAGGCTCGTCTCGAACGTTTCACCCGCCTGCATGATCCTGTGTGTCCACGATTCTGGTTGCCTCAGCATGGCAATAAATAATGAGGCGGCTTGGACGGGCGGCAAACTCCGCCAGTCAAGCACCCCATAAAAGCGTGCAAAATCTGCGTTCAGCTCATCAGGATGCCTCCGCCAGACATTGATGAGCATCAGGAATTTGGGGCTAGGCTTTCCATCAGTTCGCGCATGAATTCCACGCCCTCCACTAGATCGACGTGCCCGTCTTCTGAGCGCAAAACGTCGAAGACTTCGCGCATCCGGTCGGCTCCGACGAGGAAACGAAGAATACGGGGTAAGGCTGTGGGGTTTTCGTCTTCGATCTGCGCCAGGAGGTCTAAGAACTCAAGGTCAGCCAAGACCTTTGGGTTAATTGTGAGTTCGAGCCCGCGCACAATGATCTTGCGGGGCAGTTCCACCGGTTCGGGCATCAGTTCTTTAGACACCTTGGGTGTCTGTTCTGCCATCTCGGCTTCGGCTTCAGCCAGTTTTTCTTTCAACGCTTCAACGTCGGCTTGTGTTGTCATTATTTTTTCTGCTTTCTGCTTTTGTGCGTGTTCTTCTCGGGCTTGTGAAAGGGAAGACCCCTGCTCTGGGAGAAGGACGGCAAAGACCAGAGCAGGGGCAGACAATTGAAGAATCAGGCGGCGGTTACATGCTCATAAGCCGTGTTACCGTCCGCGTCGGGGTAGGCGGTCAAGGTGACTTCGTAGCCGATTGCCTCACCATCCTGGTAAGCGATTTCGCCAACCTCGGTGATCTGCGCGTTCGGGACAACGATCCGCTTGACGCGTCCACCGGTCAGAAGCATCTCGAAGACGTAAATCTTCCGATCAAGCACGGTGCCGTTGTGCTTGACCGTCACCGCACCGGCAGAGTCTTTAACGTTCTTATCGCCGTAGACTTCCTTCAACACGTCCACGTCGAGAACCTGGATGAACGTCCACTTGAACGTTTCCGTCCGGCTTGTCGGGGTTGTGAGAACGGTGTCGCCGCCCCAGGCTTTCAGGTCTTCCGTGTCCGTCTCGACACTGTTGGTCAGCCCGTCTTCTGAGACGTAGCCGAGGTTCTTAAAAGCCACGTCAAGTTTCGTGGTCGCATCCTGGGGGATCGTGGTGCCGACAGGTGCGGCGAACACAGCCCCCGTTGCGCCCGGTTTACCTACAGAGACCTTTGTCGAATCGTTCTTTGCCATTGTGTGTGTTCCTTTCAGGAGAGAGTAATAACGGCGCTAACAGTTAACTGGTAACGTTCCAACGGCGAATCAGGGTCGGGGAAGTGATATAAGGACTCCACCGTTGATCTGCCAATATGCGCGTTTTCAGTTGGCAATTGATTGGTGATGTATGAGGCCACTGTTTGGGCGAGTTTCCCCGCGTTCGCACGGCTCTTTGCCCACACCTGCACCGCGTAGGTGCCGTGGTCGAGAAACCGTGTTTGAGCCCCGCCCGTGCGCTCTACGGTCACGAACGCGTCCGGTCTTGTGGCGGGCACGTCACCAGAAACGCGAAGGCGCAACCCGTCCGCGAGCGCTTTGATCAGGATTTCTTCTGGTGTCATCCGTGCATCGCTTTCAAGAGTGTGTTGTGTTTTGCGTTCTTTCGTTTGGCGTGGATGGTTTCAGCTCGGATGGCCCCGTGTGGGCGGTCAGTAATAATCACGTCACCCACGAACCCTTCGCCGGCTCGGTTGGTGATTTCCTGCGTGATCTGTTCGATTACAGGCAGAGTCAGGGCAGTGAGTGTTGATGAGTTGAGTTTCAGTTTTACGTCCCCCAATCAGCCTCACCCCTCGACGCGTTCGACGCTGGCGACGAGATTGTGTGCGCCTGGTGTGATAGTCGGGTCGTATGAGAACGGGTTGCCCTGCACCTCGTAGGTTTCGCCCCTGACGATCACGCGCGCCCCACGAAGAGCCCCGGTGAAAGTCTTGGGGAAGTACAGGTTTAGCGTCGTACTATCGCCGTCAGGGCGGATAGACCCGTTCAAATCAGTCGTTGACGATGGCGCTACCAGCACGTTTGAGACTTTTAACGGCAAACCCCACGTCTTGGTTTCGTTCCCCAGATCATCAGGCTCGCCAGTAACTAGTGCGAGGACTTCCACTGTTTCGCCGTGTTTTCTCACGCGACCACCCCCGCCAAGGGGTCGATCTCGAACGCCCCGCCCGTGTTAGACCAGGATGGGCCCATCAGGAACCGCTTGTCTTGCGCGGTCAATGTCAAGCCCGCGAGGGACTCCGTCGAATAGGTGACGGACTCGGTGAACGGGCCGGTATTGTCCTGCGTTGACCGCACCTGATCCGGGTTCGACAGCACGCGGATCACCATGCGCGCACAGATGAACGTCGCCCGGTCTTTCGCTTCCTTGTCGCTGTCGGTCATGGCGCGAAGCGTGGGGAGTTCCGCGTCCATCACCATTGTCGCGTCCGCCAAATACGCGTTCACAACCTCCGGGGCGGGGATAAACACGCTAGACACCCACCGGGTCTCCACGTCATCGAAAACCGCGTAAGGAACTCCCATAGACACCACCAATCAGAAGAAAATATGAGGAATAAAAGGAGAGAGTGTGGGGTGGGCAGACAATGCCAACGATGGTGGGAAAGCAAGAAAACCACCACCATCTACCCACCCCACACTCGTGTGCGCGACCGGGATTAAGGAGGAGTTACCAGTCGCGAGCCTTCACGCGCGCCTTCGTGGGAGTCTTAGCCTTCACAGGCGACTTCTTCACGCCGGTGGTCTTACCAGCATCAGCCTCAGGAACAAGCTCCCACCCTGCGCTGGCAATAGCCGCCGCGTCCTCATCGGACACGACAACCACGCTCCCCAAAGGGTTAACAAAACGAGGCATCGATCAGTCGACTTTATCCTCGATGATCGCGAAACGATCCGCGAACACATACCAGCCGTACACAATCTCCAGACGGAGCGCGACCTGGTTCTTACGCTTCAAGTCGCCCTGACCGTCCGGGTCACCATGCTGGATCAGCTCGACCGGGAGTTCACGCTGAACACCCCAGCGGATACCGTTCGTAAAGTCACCCACGATAGCGCGCACCTTCGTATCCGCCGCCTCAGGCACACCAGACACGGTGTTACCGACAGCGGTCTTAATACCCATGAACGCATCCACACCAGTACCCAGGCCAAGCTGCGGGTAACGCTGCATACCGTCCTTGTTCTTCAACGAGGCCAAAGCCCAGGAGAACTTCGGGTCGAACGCTGCGCCGGTCACGTTAACCGGGTTCACGCCAGTGACCAGCAGGCCCACCGCGCTACGGAAATCATCGTCAGCATCAGCATCCTTGATTTCGACGCGCTTCGTTGTCGCACCCAGATAGTTCTCCCACGTGGTCGCGCTGCCAGTTAGCGGGTTGATGCGATGGTAGACACCGAGGTCCAGTGCGCGCGACAACGCTTCTTGACCCGCCACGCTCAGTTCATTGAGCACGCCCAGCTGGTAGTCCTCATCAGCCCACATGACTTCCTGGTTAAACCGCATCGTCACCTGAGCCTTATGAGGCTGAACAGTCACGGAAGAGAATCCGCCCTGGGTCGAGGCCTTGTCAGCGCCCTCTTCGACGAACTCCGCACGAGGCAGATCGTTGAAAACGATGACATCGCTCTTACCAAAGCGCATCGGCTCACGCGCCGACAGCGCGGCAATAGTGGACAGGCTCTGAGTGTTCTTCACCAAGCCGTCAGCGATTTCGCGGGGAAGTAGTGGCTTGGCATTTTCAGAAGTGAAAAGTTTTCCCATGATTTTTTCCTTTCAACAAGGGAACTGAATAGGGGTGGGTTCAGCACCGCCAAATGGTTACTTGAAGAGACTCCGGACGAGGAGCTGTTCAGGTGTTGAGGACACGTCAGCCTGTTTCGCTTGACCTTTCAACACTGGTTTCACGCTTGCGAACGCTTCACCCAACGCTTTCGCGTGGGCTTGGATTTCTTCCAACGTTTCACCGCGTAGCACCCCGGCAGGGATACCGGTTTCGCCTGCTACCTGCTCAACCCATTCGCGCCGTTCAGCCGCTTTCTTTAAGGTTTCGACTTCGGCTTTCAGTTGGGCGTTGGATTCTCCGGCCTTTTGTGCGATGGCTTTGAGGTCGTCGTAGTCGGCGTATTTGGCGCGCTCACGTGCGACTCTTTTTGCGATGAGCTTGTCCAACTGATCCTGGCTTGTAATAGCCTGGAACTCGCCAGCATCATGCGTGGCTTCGCTCCCGGCTTGTTCAGTGGCCTGTTCAGTGGACTGCTCGGCTTCGTTCCCGGCTTGTTCAGTGGCCTGCGCGAATGCGTGTTTTGGCATAGTGTGTCCTCTCCGTACAAGGCCCGTCGGCCATGGTGAACCCACTGAACCCCAGTGGTCAGGGAAACTTGGGTATAGAAAACCCCGGCACCACTAACGGGTGACAGGGGTTGGGAGTAGCTTGTGAGCTTCTGGTCGCTCAGGCTTCTTCTAGCCTCGGCATGAAGAAACCCCGGAGCCTCAGTGGCTTCGGGGTTCTCTCTGTGTGTTGAAGGTGTTGGTGCTGTTAACGCTTGGGCTTCTTCAGCTTGTTCACCCGTTCTTTGTAGATCGCGTTGTACTCTCCGAGGGTGACTGCGCGGATCTCGGTGTGCTCCCAGATCTCCAGGATGTGGTCGCGCGCCTCAGTCATGGTGAACCCGCGGATCCCGAGTTCATCCATGTAGTGCTGGAGCTCATCATCGCGCGTGCTGAGGCAGATCCAGTCCGTGTCGATGTAGGTGACGGGGTCTCCGTACCAGGCGATCATGGCGACGACCTTGCCATCGCGGATCAGGTCAACCCATGAGACTGGCGTCTCGTCGACGAGGAAAATCATGCATGGGTAGCGACCCTCCGGGAGGGACGATTCGCCGGCTGGACTTGCCGCAGCGGCAGAATGCCACTCGCCGTTGATCCATCCGGATTCTTCGACGAGCCTGTTCAGCTCCTCATTCGAGAGCGGCTTCTTCCTCTTCGGCTCCATGGTATTATTCTACTCTTTTTCCTCGAGAATCGTAGCAAAGACGTGAATCTGATCCGCCATTTCATCTTCTTGCACGTGATCGATTCTGTATTTCAGGCCACGGTGGAGAATGATTTCGCGCTCAGCTGCACCGTATTGACCAATCCGCATCGGATTGACCGCCCGAGTTCCTTGGGGAACGCTGAAATGAATCTGCACCGGCTTGTAGTCGTAAACGGCTTTCGGCCCGACTGATGTCGATGTGTATTGGTGCTGCGTCTGAATAGAGCCCTCAAGCATCTTCAGCTGCTTTTCAGTCGCACCCAACGGCATCTGCTCTCCGTTGAACTCGAACTCCCAGGAGTCGGCTCCCCGGTGCAAGACCACCGGCTCTGGGATCCGATGCTTGTCCATCAACGCATCGAGAGCTCTCGTCTGGGTCGCCCACGCCTGAGGAACCTTCCCCTTCGCCTCGCGCAGAGCAGTGTTCCACGGCCGATACGCCTCGCCGGTGTACTCGAAGACGGCTCGCGTCGGGTCTTCACCTGCTGTCACTGGCGGGAACTTCGTCCGCGCCCACTGCAAGCCCTCCTTGTCCGAGGCGAACTTCTTGAAGACTACCGGCTTCGACTTCTGCTTGCGCTCGGCCTTCTCACCCTGTTTCGATTCGTTCGGCTTCTTCGGCTTCGGTTCAACCTTCGGACGCCCCTTCGGTGCGCCTGTCCACGAGTCCGTGAACTCGCCGGGGAACATCGCGCGCATCTGCGCGGTGACCGCATAAGCGTCAATCTTCTGCACGCCCGCCGCTTCAAGCGCACGACGCGCCTTCAAATACTGCTCAAAATACCCGTCCGGATCGTAGCCTTCGAGCTTGGCTTGTTTCGCATCCCACGACGGCACGATCATGCAATCACAGTCGTGGTGGTATTTGTCTTCCTCACCAGCTGTTTTCGCTGTAGCGTACACGAACCCGCGGGAAGCGAGCATCGTACAAAAAGCGCACGTTTTCGCGCCACGAGGCACCCTCGCGAACGAAGTTTTAGCGGGGTCGCGTACAGCATTGTTTTTAATGGTTTGCCGCATCGCGTTCTTCGTCCGCGTTCCGAGCGCGTCAGACAATTCCCGCCTTGTGCGCTCGCCTGCCACCTCCGGCGCTATGTCAGGGTTGAACAGGTGCCGGGCGGCGGCGCGTGCGATACCGACAGCGTCCGCCGTTGGCGTGGGGTTCGCGACCGCTGTTGCCTTATACGCTGGAAGACCACGGGTACGCGCACGCATACTGTCGTAGAACTCTAGCCCGGCCGCCGTACCCACGTTTTCAAACCCCGCAAGGAGGGTCGGGAACGCATCCGCGAGCGCGTCGCGTACTACGGTTGCTGGTTGCCCGGCTAGGCGGGTCATGAGCGCGCCGACTTGTTGTTTTGCTTGGTCGGAGGCGGTGGCGATGGTGGAGGCCATGTGTTCCACGTCAGTGCGCGTCACCATAGTGGCCTCCTTTCACCACGGGGGGATGTTATTCGTTTGTCGTCGCTGTCTCAGCCTGTGGTTCAGTTGCGTCCCCGGTAGCCTCAGCGCCCTGAGCATCAGAGGCGGGTGTGGGTTCGGTCTGTTGGTTCAAGGCTTGAATCAGATCAACCGCGCTTGTCTTGCGAGTTTCAGAGTTAATTTCGTCGATCTCGGCCTTCGTGAACCCAGCCCGACGCAACGCCACCGTCGTATCCGCAACACGGGGCAACGCTTGCACTGTTTTCACGATGAAATCCGACGACGCTTGCGGGCTCACGTACCGTGCTGGAGTCCAGTTAATCGATGCACGCCACGCATCAGACGGTGGAGCGCTGGCGCTATCGCGGACCATCACAATGTCCTCCACCAACCGCCGAAGCGCTGGGGTGAACACCCGCCACTGGTACTCCGCCTCATCAGAGAGCGCATACTCCGCGGCCTGCATAGCCTCCGCCGACGCGGGGTTGTCCGCGAAAATACCCACCGACGACAGCGGAAGGTTCGTGGACGCGCACAGATTCTGCGCTAACTGACGGTACACAGCCAGGTGAGGCTCCATGCTCATTTGGGGGAACTGCCCGACTGTGGGGGTTTGGCCTTCCTCGTTTACTCCGATAGCCCAGACGCGACCCATGATCGCGCTCCACCGGTTTGTTCCGGCGAACTGGTTCTCATCCACGCCCAGCGCGTAACGCTGAGGGCTAGAGAAGAACTCGGAGTGTGTTTCGCTCCGGACAAGCTCACGCAACGCCGCGTCAGTCAAGTATCTGACCTCGCGGGAAATACGCGACCGCCCGAACGGGCGACGCAACTGCGGGTCATAGACGAGGGGTTCGACCATCACGCGCCCAAACGGGTTTGGGGTGCGTTCCACCAGCCATTTACCGGACGTGCGCGAACAGGAGACGAATACGTCCGGGAGCCACAAAGTGAACTCGGTCGGTAGGTTCCCTGTGAAGCGTCCGGCCTCGCCTGATAGTTCCGGTTTCACTGCTTCTACGGTTAGCGCTGCGCGTGTTACCCCGGTGCGCTCATCTAACAGAACGGTCGTGGAGAGCGCGTCGCGGGCTTTAATGAGCACATCCGGCTCACCACTACCAGTATCGCCCGCCGCGACCGTTAAGAACGCGCATGAATGCGTGTAGGCGCTTGTGATGCACTTGGATAGTTCAAGTTCGAACGCGTTACGCGCCAACAGTTCGCCCACGTCAAACGGGTCAGTATCCCCGTCAAGACTGTATCCATCGAACACGTGCTTACGCGCCAGGGCTCCGACAACCTTGCTCGGCCAGCCGAGAGCGGCCTTCACACGCGCCATCTGAGGCGGAATACTAATCCCCAAATCCTGAAAAGCACGGTGCCCGTCGTAGTAGACGCTCAACATTTCATTCTTGGCGGCTGAGCGTTGCAACTGCTTCCACAAGACGCTACAGGTAGCCTGCTCTGCGTCAGATAGTCCCTTAATGTGTGGGAAATTCACAGGATTACCCCCTTCGTAGCTCCCGGCCTTCTCTTCGTTGTCATTTGCGCCCAAAACGCGATTGTCACAGCGTCCAACAGGGCGCACGTGTCGCCGTCTGGGGCTTGCCAGCCGAACCCGCCCTGTGACCCGATCTTCCTTCGCGACACTGCCCCAACCTGGCGCGTCAGCTCCGTCTGCCCGTAATGGTGAACGGTCTCTTGTTTCACCGCGTCTAACAGCATCGCGTGCGCGGTAATCGCCTGATCCATGGTCGGCTTTATGATCACGCGCTTAGGTACTCGCTCGGCGCGCAACCGATCCAACAAGTACCCGGTCCCGGCCTTGCCTTCGACCACGATCTGCGCCGTACGCTTGCGCCTGTCAGGGTCTGCGAGGAAGTCAACCAGCCACGCGATACCCTCCGAAGCCTCAGCCACGCGCACAGCATCAACCACACACCCGCCAGCCTCCATTTTTGACGCGACCGCCAGGGCGACGTGGGAGCCGTCGAGCGCGAACTTCACACCAAAACACAACGAGCCAGCCAAAGGAGTATCGTCCGGCACCTGTAGGGTGTCCCAGATGTCCACGGGGAGCGCGTGCGCGTCACTTTCAACATCCCACACGCCCAAAGCCTCACGGCGAAACGAATCCGGCGACAAAGCAGAATAAAGCCTGCGCACCGCCTCACCCGACGTGCGCACCGGAAACGATGGATTAGCTTTTTCGACCTGCGCGAAGTCCACCAACCCACCCCACGACGCGGGATCAACATCCTCGTCGGCGGAGAACTCGACGAACATCGTATCCGGGTCCCCACGGAGCGCGGCCTCACGGCGCACGCTAAACGCCTCCCCAGGGTCTTTCGGCCTGGGCGGGGTACCCATCATCAAAACAAGGCCATTCGGCGCGGCGTTCGTCGCCGGAACCATGTCAGACAAAGCGTTTTCAGTCAGAATCTGCGCCTCATCAAACACGAGAACGTCCACCATCGCGAAACCGCGACCAAACCCACTCTCGCGAGCACCAAAAAGAATCCGCGACCCGTTAGTGAACTCGATTGCCTGCTGGCCGTTCGTCGCACGCACCGACGCGACCAGACCCGAAGACTGCGGTGTGGAAGCCATAGACCGCATCGAATCGAACGTCTCATTCGTCGTCCGCGTATGGTGCGCGGTCCAAATGACCGTCATACCCGCGTGCAAGGAACATAAGGCGAACAACATCCACCCAACGAGATACGTCTTGCCCGCCTGACGTGGGATGCTGATACAAGCCCCGCCAATCCCCGCCGCGTACTTGCCCGTGTGGCGTTTAGCGAGCATCAACGCGCCAAGCTGAGCCTGCCAATCATCAAAGAAGATGCCCATTTCCGAGGCTCGCGCCTCCACGCCCGGCCACGCGGTAGTCTCAATCCCAGACGGCACACACACACATGCCTAGCAACATCAGATAGCCTTCGCGTCAAACGGTTGGTCTTCGGCGACGACATGCAAAGACCTCGCTTCCGTAGCCCTTTCAGCGTCTAATTTTTCAAGTTCTGACGCGATTTCAAGCACTAACCGGGTCAGTTGAGCGCGGTCACGGTCCAGCAAATCCGGCTTGTCTAAAGTTTTCGCGACCCTGACCCCGGCACTGAGGAGGACTTCTTCACGACTGCGCGTTTTCAGCGCGCTTGCAACGGTTTTCACCCGCGTGAGCCTCTTACCGCCTGGTGCGCCGTTGGCATCTGCTGGATTGTAAATTTTCAACTTCGCTGTCATACGCTCACCTACCTCCTGCGGGTTCGAAATCGGGGGGATAAATCGCTATCGCCCCTGGGGTGCGAGCGGGGTGGGGGGGAGGGGTATTGGCCCCCCTTCTTCCCTTGGTGTGACCTGCTTCACACTTGTTACCATCGGCTTGTGTTATCCAAAGGCATAACGTTAAACGACGTTTTATCAGGTTGTTTGTGTGCGCGTTTTGCGCCTAACTTGCCACCTAGATGTTGGTTGCATCGTCGGCAGATGATTCTCCCGTTGGCTAGGCTGGTGCGTCCACCTGTTGCGGTGGCTTGAATATGGTCTGCTTCAGGGCTGTTTGGTCGTCTACTTGCTGTGTAGTCGAGTGTGACTCCGCAGAGTGGGCATCGTGTTTGCCCGGTGTTTAGTGCGCGTTGGATGAGTGCTTGGCGCCATTGTTTATGTTGGCGTGTTCCGGTGCGTGATGTGACCATACCTAAGAAACTCAAAAACATTGCCAGACAAGCAGGCAACCCCATGACTCCCGCAGAAGGGAGTGCGATTCACTCATTTGATGTGGGGTTGAGTGGTGGTGAAAAAGGAGACAGTTGTGCCTCGGTTCTAGGGGTATTTTAGCATTTTTTGATAGATGCGCGAGGGATTGCCCAGGTGTCGCCGATTTTGGTGGCGGGGAGGGTGAGGATGATCTGCCCTTCGTTTGCGCGGGGGTTGGAGATGGCGACGTGGTAGGTGTTGAGTGCTTCGATGTAGTGGTTGATGTCGGTTTCGGTGAGGTGGTGTGTGGTGATGGTGGCGTTGTAGTTGGTGGGCATGGGTGTGTCCTTTCGTTTTGGTAGTGTGGTGTGCGGGCCCCTCCGGGTCGGGAGGCACTTGGTTTGCTTCTCGGCTCGGAGGGGTTTCCGCTATTTCCAGCGGAACCCGAGACGCTTCAAGGGGCGGAGCGAGTTTTGGATGCTGCGCCAGTCGCTTGTATTGGGGTGTTTCTTTTCTCTCGCCCCTCCATTAGGCGCCGCGCGAGGAGGTTTGCGGTGGCAAGGCTGAGGGTTTGCGGGTGGGTATCAGTGAGCGTGAGTCTGCCGGTGCGAGTCCAATTGTGCACATCATCCTTCGACAAGTCTGGCCATATGGTGAGGAATTGAGCGACGCTCACGCGAATACCAAGGTCAGTGACAGCTTGGAGGAGGTTCCGGTCTGAGGCTTTGGTCGCTTCAATGTAGTCGGCGACGTCATGGTAGGTGTGACCGCGGGGGCATTCGAGGGGGCCTTCTGCTCCGCGGCGTGTTTGGGCTTGGGTGACGGCCTCGGTGCATCTGGTCTCGGGGCAAGGGCCGATAACGCGCGGCGTGTGTCCCGTCATGTTGGCTATGCGCCCATGAAGGATTGTTAGCTCGTCGGTAAAAGCGTCCCAGTTGTCCCAGGTGTTGGCGAGGCGTTGTGTGTTATCGGCGATGGCATGTAGAGGGTTGCCTGTGTAGGTAAAGCCAGTGGTAGCGACCCAGCGTGTAGCCCATGCGACGATTTGCGCATGGGTGCGGATAGCTGCGACTCCGTCACTTTCGGCGTCAACATTGGGTGCGATGAGGTCACTGAGGTCGTAGCCTGCGCCGTGTGAGTGGGTCGTGATGGTGACGCGGGGGCTTGTGAGGGTGGTGATGGTGTCGCTAAGGAGGCGCGCCCACGTGTCGAGTTCTCTAAGCTGGCGGGCGGCCTGTTTGGGGGTGGTCATGCGCGCTCCTCGGGTGTGTTTGCTGTGAATCCGAGCATTCGGGGTGTGCTGTCGTGGTTGGCATGTTCGATGATGGCTTCGGAGCCTGATGGTTCGGGTTCTAGCGTTTGCTGGTCTCTGTCGATGTTGAGGCTGATGGTGAGCGCGATCCTCATGCTGGTTCCTCATTGCTCTTGGTGATTGTGACGGGGTGGGGCGTGTGGTTTTGGTTTGTGTGTTCGGGGTTGGGTGGTGTTCGGGGCGGGCAGGTAACCCAACGGACTACCTGCCCACCGTTGGTTGTGGTGGTGTTTAGAAGGGTGGCTGCGCGGGGTAGGCGTTTTGGGTGTTCAGCGTCTGCCGGACGGGTTTCTTAGGGACGATGGCGATTTTGGGGAAGCGTAGGAAGAGTTTTTCGCCTTTGGTGTTGTCGTTGCGCGTGTATTCTTCGCGGGCGAGGGTGCCGGCGGCGATAATTCGGTCGCCCTTGTGTAGAAGGTCGGCGTAGGTTTCTGCGTCGTCGTCCCAGAGTGTGGCGTTGATCCAGAGGGGGGAGCCGTCGTCTTCCCATTCGTTGCTGGTTTTGTTTTTGCGTCTGGGGGTGCAGCAGATGCCGATTTCGAGGAGGGGTGTCCCATTTGGGGTGTAGCGGAGGTCGGGTTCGCTGATGGTTCCTTTGATGGTGGTTTCACATGTCATGGTGCGTGTTCTTTCTTCCTGTGTGTGTTGCTGATGATGAGTTCGCGCGCAATGTGGATGTTGTTGCGTTCGGATTACCGGTCTTTGAGGTAGTCGTACCGGGTTTTATCGATAACGATTGTTGATTTTTCTAAGTCGATTGACGCAAGGAGCGCGACGAGGCGCATGTATTCGTCGTTGCGGTAGGGGTATTCGGCGTATGCGTGGTGATTGCGCCCGTAGTATTTGTGAGCGTGTTTTTTAATGTGGCGTTCGCATGATTTGCGGGTGAGGAAGAATTGATCTTCACGGTAGCGTTGCACGGTGCGTACGGGGACGATGTCGATTCCGACGTTGATGCCTTGTTCTTGGGCGTAGTTCTTGAGTTTTTCTAGCTGTTCGAAGTAGGTGGCGCAGGGGTCGTCTTCCAGGCATAGGCAGCTTATGAGGTCGTCGAATTCGCCTGGATGGTTTGTGGCGAGGTCTTTTACGTCGTCGATCGATTCGAACTCTACGGGGTCACAGTCGCAGTATTCTCCACAGCAGGATGCGTGTGCGTCGATCATGAGCCCGGTTTTTTCTAGGGTCGTGTCATAAAGGGTGTGTACTGGATCGAATTCGGCGATGCGTTTAATGATTTCGTTTAACGTGCATTTTTCGCCGTCGAGGATGAATATGTAGTCGTCGGCGTTTTCGTGGGTGGTTGACTCCTGGGTTTTATAGGCGATGACGTATATTCCGGGTTTGCGGGTGTAGTCGTATTTTGCTCCGTTGGTGATGTCGTCGTTGAGTTCTTTTTGGAATGTGTGGAACCAGTTGGGCAGGTTTGCGATGGTCATCGTGTGTTTCCTTTCAGGGGTGGTCGTTAAGGGGTCTAGACGCTATTCTGACGGGCTTTCACGCGTTGAATAGCCGTAGCGCGTTTAGGGACTGTTCGCGCGTTCTAGGTGCCTTACAAAACGTTTACGGGGCATGTCCACCGTGGGGCGCGCGCCGGTCATGGGGGTTCCCTTGGTCAGGCGAAGTAGGGGTCGGTCATCTGCTTGTAGAGGTCCTTCGCCATGTCGAGCGTGATCGCTTGGCCTGTGTTGGCCTTGTAGAACGCTTCGGTCCTGCCTCGGTGCTTGTAGACGCTCATGACGTACAGAATTTCGGCAACATCTTCGATGAGGTAATAGTTCTGGTCGTTGTGCCATTCGTGGCGGACGATGAGGCTCCCGACTTCGATGTAGGTTTCTACGTTTTCGGCGGGGGCGAAGGCTTCACGGAAAAGGTTGATGAACGGGTCGTTCCAGTTGTCGCTGGTGAATTGCTGGTTGTCGCCGGTAAATGCGTTGGTATTTTCCCAGGGCTCGGGGTTGTCAGTCATGGGGTTATGCCTTTCGGAGTTGAGGGCGGATGTCGTGGTGGTGTGTTTCGAGTTCGGGCGGGGGAGTGCGACCGATGGCCCGCCACGCGGCAGAGGACGCGGCGTCGAGGTCGAGGCCATCACCCAAGCCCTGCATAAGCGCTTTCTTCCACGCGATTTCCAGATGCGGCTCATCCCCGAGGCCGTCTGGGGTCAGCGTCTGGTTATCCAGGGCGTTCTTGATCCGCTGACGGCGAATGTCTCTGGATCGGTGATTGATGTCGGCGGGCATGATCCAATCCCGCGATTCGGCGTAATGGTCGCGGACTATTGCAAGAGCGTCAGCGAGGGTCAGATTCGGGTCGAGCGCTTCAGCCCATGCGGCGGTTGTTGCCGGGTCGGGGCGCCGGTTGTCGTAGGCCGCGCACTTGCCGAGGACGACGGCAGCTTCTTGGGGTGTCATGCCTGGATTTCCTTTCTAGGGGCTTGGGCGAATTGTTGGCCGAGTTCGATCCAGCCTTGGACGCGTTCGGATGTTGTGGCGGCTTGGTTCCGATGAGCGCCTTGGCGTCCTTGACGTTCTTGGGCGTACTCAGCGGACTTTTTGAGCCATGACCTGAATCCGGCATCCCAGTCAACGAGGCGACGGCCTTGGGCTTGCGCGTGGTTGCGGAAGTCTTCGGCTTCAGAGCCGAGGTTGAGATGAAGCCTGCGGGCAGTCTCGGCGTGCGTGTCGTTGGGTTGCCAGTTGTCGGGGAGCCTGGTTTTTTGTGAGCGTCGTTTTGTGGGCGTGGGGTCTTCCGCGTTTGCGGAAGCGCCCCCTCTCTCTACGTAAGTAGAGGGCTCTGGGTTATGGGTTATGGGATCGGAATCAAAATTGAAAGGGTTCCCCTCTTTTAGGGGGATCGAATTTGAATCAAAATCGAAACCGTTTGAATCAAAATTGGAAGGGTTTCGAAACCAATCTGGAACGAAATCGGAAGGGTTCACGATCTCGTCCGTGAACTGTTTCGAGACCGGCTCGGCACCCGCACCGGCCTCCCAGTCGGGGTGCTCCTCGCGGGCGCGACGCACCTCGGCGGACACGATCGCCTTAATCTTCCTCGACGCGATCCCACCGTGAGCGCGGACGATCGCCTTCACCATGTTCGGAGACTTCATTCCGCCGTCGTGTCGAACGAATGAGCGGATGACTGCTTCCTCCGTGTCGGGGTCGATGGCGATAAATCCGCCGTGCCCGAGTTCGTAGGCCGCCGCCCGAAGTTCGCGGACGGTGATGCCTGAGGCATAGTGCGTGAGCTTCGGCTCGCGCCAGTCGATGACACCGCACGCGTTGAGTGTGGGGTGGGTGAGCATGACGAAGTAGAGCCATTGGGCGCGGTAGGTGAGCGCCTGAAAGTCGGGGTCATTCCAAATCGTCAGCTTCACGCGGGAGTATTCCCTTCCCATCGTCTTCCTCCTTCCTGTGGTCTGGTTTGGGCTGGCAGTGGTGGGGTTTCTTCTGGTCCCACGGGTCTGGGCTCCATGCGCCGCACCTGGGGCAGGCGTGGTTGGAGCGGATGGGCGTGGTGTGCGGGTACGGCGGGCGTCGCATCAGAACGGCACCTCCTGTCGGACGATCGCGAGGTCAACGCCCGCCGGATGCTTCTCGTCAGCCCACCGCTTCTCCGCTAACCAGCGGATGATGCGCCCGTCCTCGCGGATCACACCCCGACCGCCCTTCGGCGCGAGCGCGTCACCGACCGCCCTGATGAGTTTGTCGAGGTCCGGCTTGCGCGCCGGAGAATCCTTGAATTTCGTGCGCGGCGGCTTCGGCATGAAGAAGACAGCGCGGATGCTGATCGGCTCCTCGAGGGGGAGAATCCACCCTGCTTGACGCGCATACAAGGCCGCCACGTTGCCGATGGTCTGCCGCCACTGGGGAAGGTCAGGATCGGTGTGGACGAGGATGGGGCGACCGGCAGCGTGCCCGACGTACTTGGTTGACCCCTCGGGGACAGGCTCCCCTGGAACGAAGAAGTTGATTGTGCCCGTCACGGTCTGACCTCTTTGTCTGGGGTGGTTGTGTTCACGCAGTGGGCGCACGCGTACAATCGCCGACTGCCTTTGTAGAGTCGGACGGCGTTCTGGTCGAGAACAAGCCGTCCGCAGGCGTCGCATTGACTGGCGTAGCCTTGAGATGCGGGCTTGTTGTTGCGCTCAGCTTTACGGCGAGCCCTGCGTTCGTATAGGTCTTCGCCCGCGAAGATTCCAGCAAAGTCTCGTTCGTCTGTTTCCACCCCTCGGATTTCGAAACGATCATTTGTTGTCCGACACTCAACAAACAGTGGACATATGAAACAGATTTTGCGCGCCAGCTTTTTAAGATCGGCGGAGTCAGGCCACGATTCGGATTCTCCAACTTGGGTGCACAAGGCAACGTCTTCAGACGCCGGAACAACCAAATCGTTAAGCGCAGTAAAGTCGTTAAACACACTTTTGCTCATTCTGTTCCCCCCTCGAAGTTGAATGGAACGTCACCGATCCGCCTGAGCCGTTGCATGATGAGCGGAAGGTAGGTTTCCTCGCGTTCAATGCCGATCGCGTTGAAGCCTTCGAGGACTGCTGCCTCCAAAGTCGTGCCGGACCCGGCGAAAGGGTCAAGGACTGTGCCGCCCGGTTGGGTGACGAGGCGGACGAGCCAGCGCATGAGGGCGAGAGGCTTAACGGTCGGGTGGGCAACACCGTTGACCTTGGGGCGCTCCCGTGTTGGTGCCCTCACCTCGAAGCGGAAGGTGGGGAAGAACCGGGAACGCCCGCCCGGGGTGGTCACATCAAGGTCGGCGGCGACGTGCCCGTCAATGGTGAGGTTCGGCGGCCATCTGCCGTCAGTTCCGTTAACGCGGGTCGCGTTAATGTTGATAGCGCCCGTCCCGTAGGCAAGGACATTATCCGCGACGGTCCCGACAAGGGGCTTTCGTGCGACGATACACGGCTCAAAGGCGGGTTTGAGGGCGGTTCCCCACCCCTGCCACCGCTTCGCCTCGTCAAGGACCGGAGTACCAGCATTGACGACGCGAAGATCGAAGTCTGTTGCCTGGTTGTCTATGTTTCGTTTGACGACCTTACGGTCGGTACGCCTCGCGAAGGCGGAGAACTTGCCACTGCTTCGCTCAGTGACGAGCTTTTCAATACGCGCGGGCACCTTGGGCAGGATTGGACGCAACTTGTCAAAAATTGCTTCAGTCGGGATCGCCGGTTGCTGCTTACTCGACAAGTAGCGGTTCCCCGTGCGCGTTCCGGTAGCTTCGTTGATCTCGCGAGCTGTAATCCCCGTTGAACGCATCCACTCGGTGAACTCAAGCTTGCGCGCCCTGCTATTGTTAGACTCCTTGTCAATTGCCTTAGCAACGTCGAGGGACTTTGGCACTCCGTTGGCGTAGAGCCACGCAATCTGGTCGCGCAGTTCGAAGCCCGCGTCTTCGACTCCGCAGGCGAGACGGTGCCAGGTGCGCGTGCCACCGAAGGCGAGCATGTGCCCGCCGGGCTTGAGGACGCGCAAACACTCGACTGCCCACATGCGACACCAGTCCTGGAAGTCAGGTTGCTTGTCCCACGTCTTGCCCATGAAGCCCAGGGCGTAGGGCGGGTCGGTGACGATAGCGTCGACAGACGCCTCAGGTAAGGTCGCCAAGACCTCCAAGCAGTCGCCGTGATGCAAAGTGATGAGGTCGTCTTTGTAGTAGGGGGTCATGCGCTTGTTCCCATCACGTAGTCCGATACGGGGCGGGTGGGGATGTTGAGGGCGTGCGCCACCTCAATTTCGAGGCGAGCGCCCCGTGACTTTTCCCAGTCAGGGAGGAACGCCAGAGCGTCCGCGACGGATAGCATCCGCAGGTCGGCGCGCATATGATCTTCCCAAGGCGCGGTGTCTGCCAGCCCGTTGCTGGTCGGGTTCAACACCCAATACCCGGCCTTGAGTAGTAGATCTTCGGCTTTGTTGAATTCATCAATGTTCTTGTCCGGGCGTCCCGTCATGGGCCCGGAAATGTAAACCTTTTTCGTCATGAGCGGCCTTCCTGCTGTTGAAGGGCGGTGAGAGCTTCGACGCGCGCCCGTATTGCGGTTTGCATGTGTGGGTATTGCTTCCACCATTCGCGCAACTGGTGGATGTCGTCGCAGTCATAAACCGCGCCTTCGCTGAGTTCTGGTAGTACGGGTTGTGAGGCTTGTTCTGCGTCGTCATCAGGGTCGCCGGTGATACCCCAGTCGGCTTGGGCTACCTGACGTTTCGTGTAGGTGAGCGCTGACCCGAACGCCTGGGGGTTTGATTGGTGTTCCATCGGCATATTCGACAGGGGCAGACAACTGCCGTCCATGGAATACACGGCAGACTTCAACGCCGGTTGCCCGTTGATTTCTCCCACGCTTTGCGTGTATGCGATCCCGTGGGCTTCACACGCCTTACGGATAACATGCAGAGTTGCTTTCAAGGTGGCAAACCTGTTTTTAAAATGCGGGTTGAATCCGTCGAGTTCGGGATTGTGACAGTCCCGGAGGGCTCTGGCAAACAGAGCCTCAATGCTTGATTCTTGTTTTTCACTCATCGTCTTGTCCTAGTTCGGTGTTCAAGTACCAAAGGGGAGCACTCAACATGTGCACCCGGTCCCCATATCCCGGCCACGTGTTGAAAGTCCGGCAGGTGTCAAACGTGTCAATCGCCCTGCGCATACGCTGGCGGGCGGCCTGTAAAAACTCCGCGTCCATTTCGACAACGCTGACAAGATGAGGCTCTTCAACCCCCACAAGGACATGCAGGAAACGAGGCGCGTTGCCGGTGACCTGTTCCCACATCGCCCGATACCACGCCGCCTGGAGCGGGTAGTCAAGGCTGGCCGCTTGCCTGCGCCACACGCTCGGGTTAGCGTCCCGCGTCGTCTTGACATCGACCAATGTTCCGTTGGTTTCCCAGTCGATCCTGCCCCGAAGCCAGACCCCGGTCTTCCCGTCTTGGGTGTAGATGGACTGCTCAGGTGTGCCGGTTTCAAACAGTTCGCCCGCCACACGATGGTTTATGACCGCGTCCGCCGCGTTTTGTGCCCGCTGAAAGTCAGCCAACGCGATAGGCACCTCACCGAGGGCCCGGTGTGCTTCCACGTCCTCGCGCGCGGCCTTAGTGCGCAGGCTGTCGTGTTCGTGAACGTACAGGTTCAAACCCGCGCCTAAGACGAGCGCGTGGACAACATGCCCGAAATCAAACGCCGGTTTTGCTTCGGCGGGGTGATCCTTACTCCACTTATATAAGGCGGGGCAATTGAGTATGCGTTTGGCTTCCGTGGACGAGAGGGAGTCAGCGGGCCCGAACTCGCACGAGTGGTAGTCGAGCTCTGGAATATCCGGGTAGATTCCGGCAGTAAACTGTTTAACCGTCATAGTCGTCTAACCCCATTTGCCGGTCCCGCCACTGCTCATACTCCTCATCGCTGGAGGCGAAAGGATCGGTTTCTTCTTCGTCGTCAACGTCTGGCGGGTCGGGCTGGACAAAATCGCGGAGCCGGTCAAAGTTGTGCATCACTTGCCCTCCTCCTTATCGGTTGGTTGCGGGGCGGCTCTCGTGATGGTGACCGGGTGATCGATCCCATCGGTGAGGTCTGCTTTCGTGATCCGCATGTAGCCCGGCGGCGCGACGTATGGTGTCTCCCATGACTGTTCGCAATTGCGCCACGCTGCACGGGGGGCGCGTCCGGGTGGAGTCTGAACAGGGATATAACCCATCAGTTGTCCTCCCAGTCGTCTAAGTGGTGGAACTGGTGGCCGTCGTGGATTGCCCAGAGGGTGAACAACCCGGCGATGCTGAGTGATATGAGCATTCCGCCAAGTGCGATTGGCATTGGCCACCCATAGGGGTTGTCCAATCCCGGCATTGCGAACGCGAAAAACAAGGCGACGACGGCGAAAAGGGTCGCAATAGTCTCTTTCCAGCTCACCGGGTGCCACCCCCAACCGGGGAACAGCTCACGTAGGCTGAGGCTTCTTCAGGGCGAACACCAACAAAAATCAGCCAAAAAGGCTTCACATCAACAGTCGGAATAGGCATGTAAACCTTCCGGTCATCAGACACACGCACCTCAAACCCGCACCCGCAGAGATGATCCAACGCTTCCAGCGCCTGACTCTTGTGGTAGAAAACCCACTGGCACGTCGAACAGTCCGCGTGGTCGGTCAAAATCTGGTTATCGGGCGCAATGCCCTCATCAGAAAGGCGAACAGCAAAGTCATGGACGATTTGAGTGATCTCCGTATTACGGTCGGCGTTCACTTTGCCGCCCCCATATCCGCAGAACATGCAGTCTGGGCGTGCGCTTGGCTCACCAGTTTCCGGTTCCTGCGAGCCCACTTTTCGCGGTCTGGCACCGCATTCGAACGCTTCACCCAATGTGTGAATAGCTTGTAGAGCCAGTTTTGTCGTGTATGATTTCTCATGAGATTCCTTTCTCTCGCCCTCCATGTGTTGCCTCACGAGGAGGGCACTTTTTACTTGTCTGATAGGCAGGCTTCAATTCCCGTAAGTGGGAGCTTTCTTTTACGCGTATGGTGTGATCCATTGGTTGAGTTCCTTGCCTCTAATGCGGATACGAGTTCCGGTTTTGACTGCATTAAGGTCTTTTGCCTCCAGTGCGCCGATGATGAGGCCACGGCTCACATTGAGCGTTTTGCATACTGCGGCGATGCTGTAGTAGTCGCTTGGGTTGAACGCCTCACGCGGATCAGCTGGAAGTTCTTGTCTAGTCATGACGCGGCCTTTTCTGCTTCTTCGAGGAGCTTCTTGTTCCAGCCCTTGAGGTAGCGCTTAATGAAATACAACTGGCCCTTGCCGGTGACCTTGGGTGTCTTGTTGACGGTTACGTGTCCGTCAGAGTGAGTGACGGCGGTTTCTTTGATCTTGAAGAGCCCGAGTTCCATTGCCCGTTGTGTGGGCATGTTCCAGTCGCTTCCTTGGCGTTTGATGAGGTAGCCGTCCTCGCGCAGGAGTGTGAAGAGTCGGTTTGCGCCGATGTTGAGTCCGTTGCCTTTGAGGATTTTCGCGAGGTCGCCAACAAGGATGCTCGTGTGGCTGGTAGCAACCGCGTCAGCGAAAAGCACTTTTGGCTTATTGGCTTCGTTTTCGGCTTCGAGTGCCGCCCGCTTGGCTCGTTCCTCCTTGAGGCTGGTTGCGAGCTGGATGATGAAGTCCGGGTCGGTGAGAGCTTTCTCGGTGGCCTCGGGGGTGAGGTAGCCACCGTGCTTGCGGATCGACGGGAGAACGTCGTCGAATACCCAGGCTTCGAATTTCTGCGCTGAAGGCAGTTTGCTTGAAGCGATTAGCCTATATAGGTCGCCTTCAGTAATGAAGCGGATTTGTTGGGTTCCGCCTGCCGTCTCAAGGGGGTAACGAATTGGACCCCCCTTGCAATGGTCTCGAATAGCTTTGCTGGGGTTTTCATATCCAAGCGCAGTCGCTACGTCTTTACCGCAAAACAAGACCTTGCCGTTCTGCTCCAGAGTACGAACCTCACCAAAATTGGCATTAGAAAAAGTCTGAATATTAGTAGTCATTTGGTTAGACACTCCCTGCATAGTGTTCGGTCGACCAGTCGGATTGGGCTGGTGTTTGTTGCGTCAGCTATTGCGAACATGGTTTTGACGCTCATGTCCCGTTTCCCTGCGAGGATTCGATGCAGGGTGGTTGGGTGAATGCCCGCTTTGATTGCGATGTCTTTCTTGGTTTTCCCTGATAGGGCTATCGCAACCTCCACAGACCTCAATAGTGCCGAATAGCTTTCTAACATTGCCATGTGGCTACAGTAATTACCGCACTGGCTATCTGTCAAGTTGTACATTAAAGCCTCCTAGCGATCGAAACTAGCTAAGCGGCTATACTGGCGACATGCGCAGTATCGAAGAGGAAAAAGAGGCCGCCCAAAAATTCACGGCCATGACCGGGGCGGCGATAAAAGCCGCTGCCGCATTCGACGGCAAATCCATCAAGCAACTCTCGCGGGAAACCGGCGTTGAATACGTGACCCTTGGGCGATACCTCAACGGCAAAAGAGACATACCTCTTTCGGTTATTTACCGTTGCTGTAGCCACCTTTCGATTAGTATGCCCGGATTGTTTACCGACGTGTACGCGCGCATGGGCTGGATTAAAACTGAGTTCCACCCCCACCCCTAGAGCGATCGGGCAAACTGCGGTATCCTCATAAGTAAAGGGAATTACCTCGTTCATCGTGTTTTCCTTTCCGCCACCGCCTAATTGCTCTAGGTGGTGGCACTTCTTTTAAGCGGCTTGGCTTGCTGCTTCTTCGGCGATGCTGATGAGTTCAGACGTTTCCATGTCGAAAGCGCGCGCGATTCCTGCGAGCGTGTTGATGTTTGGTGTGCGTCCGTCGAGGACGTTGTAGATGCTCTGGTCTGTAACTCCTGCTTCGTTGGCGAGCTTGAGTGCTGACCAGTGCCGCATCCTCATTCCAACTCTGACTACGGTTGCGATATTCATGTCCACCTCCTTATATCTTCGTAATTACGAGCATGTAAGTAGAGTAACCTCGTAAATACGAACTGTCAAACAATATTGAACAAGTCTAGATAATTGGCATAATTAGTGGCATGGGGCGGAAGAAACTCAAGATCACTGAACTCAACGAATGCCTAGGTGAAGCTGTTTTGCGATTACTGAAAACGCAAGGGAGCTCTCAGGCGCGATTGTCTGAATGCTCTGGGGTTTCTGACTCTCGGATCAGCGAACTCACGCGCAATCTTCGCCTTTTCACGCTGACTGACATTGAAGCAATAGCTGACGGGCTATCCATTAAGCCTTCTCAGCTCGTCGCCCACGCTGAGCGCTTGCTAGCCGAACGCTCCAAGCACGCCGATAACGTGATCGACTTCCCGCACACGCGGGAAGAGAACCTACCCGACTTCACCAAACTCGCAGCACGCAAAGTCACCAACCGCCCAGAATGGGAAAAACGACAAGCCCTCGATGACATCGGCGAGGAGTCTCAGGATCCCGGGGACTATGAATAGTGAGTTCAAGCCCCTCAAATGGCCACCCGGACGCGCCTGCAAGTCCACAACCAACGGCCACTGCTATGAAGCCGTTTTATACAAAGGACAGTGTGGCAACTTTCCAACAGAATTCCATAGATTCCTAAGCAAGCTCACCAAAACACGCAAGAGCGCACTGTGTGGCTTAATTGCATCAACAATTCGTGACGCTACGCTGGGACAGCTTGATCCAGTCACGCGTGACGGATATGGAGACCGTACGGGCGAAGTAGAACAACTAGCGCGCGGTGGGCACAAGATTCTTGAAGTCCGTCTAGAAGAACGCTTCAACCCTCCAGAAGAACTGCTCCCAGAAAAGCGCCTGCGACTGTACTTTGCAGAGCCTGATTATCCTGAGATCATCCTTTTTCTCCTGCTCGAACCAAAACCTGTATCCGGTGAAGGAAAGATCGTCCAGGATGTTCATATTGACGAAGCGGTCAATCGTGCTAATGACTGGTGGGCATCGTCTCACTAGGCGCAAAAGAATTCACGAAAGCAACCAAAAGGTTGCATACTAGGTGCAAGAAGGAGGAAGCATGGACATTTTTGACGAACTCGGCATTGACGTAACCGACGAAGGAACGATCAACGCCATCAATATGTACTCACAACTTCGCCAAGTCACACGCGACCTCGTCAAAATCCGTAAAGAACGCGGACTACGCCAACAAGACATTGCTGACGAACTCATGATCTCGCGTCAAGCGGTGGCAAAGATTGAAGACCCGAGTGGTAATCCAAAGATTTCCACTCTTATTACATACGCCATCGCCGTAGATGCAGCAATCGAAATAAAGGTGAAGAAGCGTCAGTGGCTGGAGCTAGATTTCATGCTCCAAAGCGATCAGGCATCCGAAGAGACGATTAAAGAGTTTTGGGGTTCTAGTCGTAGAACGACTAAATCTAGTCGAACAGGGATCACGGTATGAGCACGTTAAAGCTCGAAGGTGTCGATACGTTGTCCTACAAGATGGAGCGACGTTTTGGTGCCTCTTCAGATTCGAATAGTGACCAGCATCAGATTGAATTCTCAGTTGAGAGCCCATTCCAAGATGATGAAAACAAGAAATTCGGTTACATTGTCACAACGACAGTGACCAGTAATGACGCTGTCATTGAAACACGTCTAGGCCTGCGCTACTCAGGCGAAGCCGAAGCTTGGGACAGTCTCACTGAAGAAAGCCGACTGGACTTCATGTGTGACGTTCTCCTTCCTGACTCGTATCCATACGTTCGATCGCTTGTTCAATTCGCTGCTGGACCGTTAGGGACGACTGCGATTCTGCTGTCAATGCTCGACATTCAACGTGTCAGAGAAACGTGGACAGTGAGCGGCGGAGATGCGGGCGAAGAAAGCCAAGACCCCGGGGACTACGAAAACTAGCAGTGCAAAAAGGTTTACCCATGGTCACCCATACGCTTCAACCATGTGGCACCCGTGGAGAGCCTTGCGTGAAGCAAGCGAGATTGAACTGATCTGGGCGGAGAACCTCCCGGACGGCGTGTTGGGTGCGACCAACGGAAAACAAATCTGGCTATCATCAAAACAGTTTCAAACAGAGCGCCGTTGCACGCTCACGCACGAGTTGGTGCACATCGAGCTTGGGCACGACGGGTGCCAACCGGTAGCGGTTGAAAAGCAAGTATGCGTTGAAGCGGCAAGGAGGCTCATCACCATTGACCAGTTGCGCACGTGGCTCCCGTGGGCACTCAGCATGGAAGAGCTTGCCGAATGCCTTTGGGTGGACGAGGACACGCTAAAAGCCCGACTGGAAAATCTCACCGCCGAGGAATTGCAAGAACTCTCTACCGTTCTCAGCGACTAACCGCAAGAGGCTAGCACTAGCGTTAGTTAACGATTCTGTAAAAATACTGGTTACTCTGCCCGCCAGAGATACCAATGCATGTACCTTACAAGGGTATTTCTGTATGCAAGTTCAAAGGAGACAAAGCACCGTGAGCGTACCGTCAACAAGCGCAGTAGCCAAGAAACCGTTCTACAAGAAATGGTGGTTTATTGCTGTCGTACTCATCGTGTTCGTAGGTGCCCTAGCGCAAGCGTGCGGTGGCGGGACAAAAAATGCAACGTCCACACAGTCAGTAGCACCCGTTGCGGGAACCCAGTCAGCGGAGGGAACCCAGTCAGCGGAGGGAACCCAGTCAACAGAGGAAACCCAGACGGCAGAGGAAACCCAGCCAGCGGAAGAGCAAGTCCCCGCCGAGCATAAGGCTGCCCTGCTTTCCGCGAAATCGTACGCAGATACGATGCACCTGTCGAAGCAAGGAATCTACGACCAGCTCACCTCTGAATATGGGGGGAAGTTCCCAGCAGAAGCCGCGCAGTACGCCATCGATAACGTTGAAGCCGACTGGAATAAGAACGCTTTGGAACAGGCGAAAAGCTACCGCGAGACGATGGCCATGTCGAATGACGCTATTTACGACCAGCTTATTTCTGAGCATGGCGGAAAGTTCACCGAAGAGGAAGCACAGTACGCCGTCGATAACCTAGACAATTAGGCTCAGTAAGGGCGCGTAGAGCGCACGACGTGCACCCCGCCACCTCAACGAGGTGGCGGGGTTTTCTTTACAATGGTGGGTTTTTGATTACGGATTACCTAATGCGATCTACTTCACACCTGACGGTATCGGCAACGCCGTGGGGGGTGGAATTAGGTGCTGGCGCATTTCGGCTACTTTTTTCGTTGTTTTGCCAACGGGCGTTTCTTCAACGATGTGGGCCGTTTCTTCGCGTGTTGGAGCGTGAGCGGTTGGCGGGCTAGTTGCACGCTGATTGCACGCGCCACCGCTTCCATGGCTGTTTGCACTGGTCAGCGGTGGTGTCAGGACTGATTCCCCCCATCTCCAC